CCGCCAATCCAAACAAAGTGGTCTTCATCACGGAAGGCGAGAAAGCGGCAGAGCATTTAGCGGCATTTCTTGGCGTGGTAGCGGTATCAGCGCACGCCGGAGCATCGGATTGGCCGGAAGCCATCACGCCTTATTTCAAAGACAGAAACGTTGTCATCTTGCCGGATCACGATTTACCTGGTTGGCGTTATGCCGCCAAAGTTGCCCATGCTTTGCAAGGCGTGGCAGCGCAGATCCGTGTCATTGATTTAGGCATGGATGTGATTGGTGATGATGCTTACGAGTGGCTCGATCAGGAAAACGATCTTGAGGACCTGAAAGCGCTGGTACATGAAGCGCCAATCTGGCAAGGTGAAGCGATTGAGCCGCCAGAGCGATAAGTTAACGAGAAGAAAGCCGAAAAGGAACCGGAGTCAGTCACGCCTGAATCGGAACCGGTTAGCGATCAAGCGCCACGAAGGTTTCGCGTTGAGATGTGGCGTGACGCCAAAGACGAGCCGGTGAAATGGTTGATCGACAAGATCGTGCCAGAGGGTGGCTTTATGGCGTTATACGGGCCACCAGGAACGTTTAAGTCATTCATTGCCTTGCACATGGCCGCCATGGTTGCAAGTGGACAAGCATGGCTTGGCCATGAGGTTCATCAGCAGGGCGGCGTGTTGTATGTGGCAGGTGAGGGGCATGGTGGCATTGGCACGCGTATCGCAGGACTTAGAAAGGATTATGGCTTTAACGACATACCAGTTGGCGTCATTCGTTCACAAGTGAACCTGAGATCATCGGAAGCGGATTTCACGGATCTTTTGCTCGCCATCGCGGAGAGCGAGATCGAGAAGCCGCGGTTAATCATCATCGACACATTAGCCAGGGCGTTCGCCGGTGGCAACGAGAACGCCTCAGAAGATATGGGTGCATTCATCGCGCAATGCGGAAGGCTTCAAGCCGCCACACAAGCCGCGTTACTTGTTGTGCATCACTCAGGAAAAGACGCCTCGCTAGGACTCAGAGGGCATTCAAGTTTTCTGGGTGCCGTTGACACGCAGATTGAGATCACCCGCCATCAAGAACAGTTATCAGGGCAGTTGAAACTGACCAAGCAAAAGGATGGCAAGGACGGTATAGAGGTTTATTTTGCGCTGGAAACGGTAGCGCTTGAATCGCCACAAGGATTGGGATTTGAGGATAACGAGTCATCAACGCTTGTCGTTAAAACGTTCACGGGTGAGTTGCCTGACATTGATACGTTTGAGCCGCCACAAGGAAAAGGGAAAAAAACAGGGCGAGGAAAGCATCAAGTAGTGGCGCGGGAAGCATTACGCCATGTCGTAAAGACGCAAGGCGAGTACCGGATTATGCAAGGCGAAAGGCATCGGTGCGTGACGATTGATGCGTGGCGCGAAGAGGTTTACAAGCGACTCGGAAGCGATGTCGAGGAAAGCGATAAGCGCAAACGGTGGAAGGAATTGCGCGATACGCTGTCCGAAAATGGGTATGCCGCCATGAGAGATGAGTGGGTTTGGATAGCGTTAGCGTCCGAAATGAGTCGGAATGAGTTTTAGCGTCCTAAATAGCGGTGTCCGGAATAGGTTAAAACGTCCTAAAGTGTCCGGAATAGCGTCCGAAACAGTCCGGAATACGCCACGAACAAAAAGCGAACGCGTCCGAAATGTGTGTGTGTCTGAAAGACACACATTCGGACGCTTCAATGTTTCGGACGCTTAAGTAGGACGCTAGGGGTTTTATGTTTTTCCCATGGCGGCTTAAACGGAAAGTGTGAAGCGGGAAGTGGGAAGTGGAAAACGAAAAAGGAAGGAGTTGATGTTATGGCGGGTAAACAGCGAAGAGGGAAGGTTCATACGGATCTTCATGGCGGCTCACCGTTTGACGGATTGAAGCAACCGTTTGAAGAGAAGGATCAGATCCTTTTGGCGATGAACGCTGTGGCGGTGAGCGTCATGGCGAGGAAGCGCAAAGCGGATGAGCGTTGGGGATTGGATCGTTTGGCGGAATTAGTGAGTGAGGAAACGCGCTTAAGGTTTTGGAAACAGTTGGCGCGTTGTCGGTTGGCGTATCAAGCGCGTGACGTTGAAGGGTATCGCTCGGCTTGTGGCGGGATGATCAGAGCGTATGACGCGTTAGAGCAGGAAGCTGAATCGCTTGGCGCTGAGCCGGTGACGGTTGATGTGATGGAAGGTCAGCGGGAAGATGGGAGTGTGTTCGGTGTGGCGGCTAACGCTGACTCGGCTTGGGCTTATTCGTTGCAGCGTCCAAGCGTTGACGTGTGGACGTTAGAAGAGTTGGCGGTGATCCTGGCCGCGCCAGTGTTTACGCAAGCCGTGAGACTGAAGCGCGAGATACCTGGTTGCGAAGTGATGTCGATCATTGTTCCGGATGACGTTGAGCCGGTATTTGGCGGTAAATCGGAAGGCGAGTACGCGTTGAGCGACAAAGAGATTTTGGCCATGCAAAAAGTTGGCGAGTTAAGTCGAAAGGGAAAAAGGTAAACCTCCGGTTTTTGTGTATTTATGGATACGGGGAATTGTGGGGTGTTCGCTTTTACGCTCGACCAGGTAATTGGTCCAACAAGAACGGTTCTCGATTGCGATCGAGTCTGGATCGAGTGGCGATCGCAAACGCGATTCAATGCGAACCGAGAATTGTTCCGCGTCAAGCGTAGTCGGCCGCGGCCGCTCTTGAAACAGCGAAGCATGGCAAGCTTGGGGTCGGCTCGGGTAATGGCGAGCGATAACGTCGGTGCAAAAGGCCTTAAACGGGCCGCTGACGCGTTAAATTGATCGCTTGGCTACTACCCTACGCTGATTGGTTGATCGTTGATTGTAGGTGCGTTAAATGGCTCCGGTGAAATGGTTGGTTAATGGTTGCATAGGCCCATTACGAAAAAAGCGCCGATTGGCGCTTTTCGTTGGTGGGCGTGGGTGGGTGAATTGATCCAAAACAAAAGGCGCCTGTCGGCGCCTGGTTTGGTTCAATGGTTAGCGATCACGCAGCGATGGCCATTGGCTTTTGGATTGGATTAATCGCCCACGCTGGCGGGCTCTTGCTTTCATCGCCAGTAAACGATCGGAAGGGCATGATAACGCCAACGAAATTGGCGTTAACGTCCAGGTGGACTAACGACGCACTGTCGCCGTTGTGCGCAACGTGAATGAGTTGGTTTTTGCTGCCCAAAAGTTTCGCGGCTTTGGCGAATCGCTCCAAAAGCGCAGGCTTGAATTGAGCAATTTCGCCTGATACGCGATGGTGTATGACGCGCTGTATATCGGGAAACTTCCCATCGATCGCGCTAAAGTTGATAGTCGCGCCTGTAACTGCGGTGATGGCGCCCGTTAATCCGTCAGTGTCGATAATGACGCTATCAATATTTTTTGACGCTGGCTTGAGCAACTTGATAACGTCCAAAGGAAGGATAAATTCAGCGTAAACAATGTCCTCATTTTCTTGTTCGCTGCGGTGAATGCCAAGGACGTGTCCATCAGTGGCGGCCAATCTTGTTTCGCCTGCGCTTGCCGTTATATGAACGCCATTTAGGTAGTAGCGAAGATCGTTATCTGCTGCTAATACAGCAATGGCTTTTAATGCTGACAATGTGGTGTAGATTTTCATTGTAATGGTCCTATAAGTTAAAAAAAACGGCGAAGGCGAATGCGACGCCAAAAATAAAAGCGATGGTCCAGTCGATAAGGGCTTGTTTCATAGTTGCTAAACAGTTTGAGGGTAAACGGTGAAAACATAACCGAGATTGTCAAGAGTTGATCCAGCGCAACTCATGATTTCATTCAGCAGTGCCGGCGAATGCTTTTGGAGTACAGCTTTTGCTGCCAATGCGTGCCTGGCTTCGCAATCAAGTGCGTGGTCAAAAGGTATTGTTGCTGTCCAAAAGGTTTTGTTATCTCGGCGAATTGTCGCCTTAATACGCGCGCCTTTTACGTTGCTTGGTCCGAGATATTTCGTGTGAATGGCAATGGGCATTTTTTCTCTCCTGTTAATTGTTTCGCTTGATTGCGATGGATGAAACGATAACATTAGAATGCTTTGATCGGTCCGCCGTTTGTCGGTACATTCGGGCCGTTTATCAATATTTACGGGGGAAAGCATGGCGGGACAACCACAAAAGCGGGCCGATATCGCAATCATTGAATCGATTGGTGAGGAGGATATCTTGGATCGGATCGCAAGCGGGAAAAGCGCAACGGCGATCGCTAAGGAGATTGGTGTACGCGGGCCGCATTTGATACGTTGGTTGAAAGCTCCAGAGCGGGCCGCTCTGTACGCTCGCGCGCGCGAAGAGCGGGCCGCAGCGCTTGCGGAGGA